CTTTTATTTCTTCCGATGTTAGTTCAGTTAACGAACCAGTTGAAAATGATACATCATTCCATGCAATTCTAACTTTTGGTTGGTGAATAGTATTGGTTTCTTTACTAAAGAATTTTAACATACCATAATCATTTGAATCTTCCTCAGATGAATTTTCGTGCTTTACTATCAATCCTTCATTTTCAATTGAACCACTTAACCAACTTTGGAAAATTGTAGTTATATCTGCGTTTATATCTTCTGTTTTGTATGAGAATACTTGTGAACCACTTAAATTAGAATGCCAAACTCCACCTCTACCAGCAAACGAGCCAGTTGAGTTAGTAGCAAATACAATATTACCACCTACTACGTTGTTTACCCATCTAAGTGATGAATCACCTTCTCTATAATTCCAAGTTACACCAGCGGTTTCTATTTCATCAAATCGAGTACCTTTACCCATTTCCCAACTTTGAGATACTGGATAAATTTCAATATTGAACTCTAAGGGTATTTCTTCAGATTCAGTTTCTCTCATTATAAGTTTGGCCTCTTCAAACCCTACACTACCAGCTGATAGTGATGATGAGAAGTTCATTACGTCAAATTTAAGGAGTGCTCTGGATACATCTTTGATATTACCATAGTAAACCTTACTAACCTCTAATACCTCATCTAAACCAGCGTTTTGGTCAGGTTGTTGTAAGTACACCGATGCATCTTTTGATGCTGTTAAAAAATAGTATGCCATTATCTTGCCCTTCCTTTTATATCCGAATCTGGAAATTTAATTTCGAAAACCGATGGGTCTAAAGATGGATATAAAATCTTATCTTTAATCGCCGCTTCTATATTGTATGAATTGTTTGCATATTGCCCACCACACTTATTTATAATTTTTAATTTTGGTACTGAACTAACTCCATCAACATTTGCTATAATTAATTCTAATTCAGAAATGTTAACTGTGTTATTAAATGTAAAATTATCTATATCAAAATATTCTTTTAGTTCAGATATACAATCAGATAATACTTCACTCTTATTGTAATTTTTTAATGTAATGATTTCAAACTCAAGTCCTATGTTAATAATAAAACCATCATTTATGTTTATACCATCAGTTAAAATTTTGTATTCTGAAAGATATGTTTTTAAATTTTCTTTTATTGCTCTATTTAGATTTGATAATTTTTTATTTGAATCATATCCTAATAAATAAAGATTAATAGCAAATGGATTATTCTTTTCATTATTATTAGAAGTTTTACCTAATAAGAATTTTTGAAGTTCATCTTTTATTGCTTTTCTATTTGGTTCTTCCTCTTCAGGTTTGTTAACAAATGATTCTACTAAATCAGTAAACTCATTAAGAACGTTAGGTGAAGCTAATATAGAAGCTGGTGAGTTATTATCCAACTTACCATCTGCCGTAGCGTATGCTTTTGCAATCGAACCAAATTTGGTTGGCATTGATAGAGCTCTTACTTGATAATCTTTAGCAGTTACTGCTCTATTTTGTGAACCAAAGTTAGCCAAAGCATTTTGTCTAATCTCTTCCATTGTATCACCACCCTTACCACCAGTTGCAGGAACCTCATTATCTACTGCGATAGAGTTTTTAGCTGCATTGTATAATCCTAATTGGGTATCTGAGAATTTTGTTGTATCTTCTTCATACTCTACCCCATTGATTTGAGTAATACTACCTTTCTTTACATTTGATTCTACACCACCACCAACTAAATACTTTACAGTTATAGTTGTATTAGATGGAGAGGTTCCATATGTTTTAGTTTTTAAGAAGTTCGTAGGGTCGAAAGATTCTTCTAATTTAGAAATAGAATTAGGTAATCCTAATCCAACATTTTTAAATGAAGGAATAATTGTTTCTTCACTAACTGTTGGGTCACCACTACCAAACTGAATAGTTGTTGTACTATCTGGATTTACTTGCTTAACAAATCTACGAGATGTTTTAAGTGTATTTAAAATATATGGAGTTGTTTCTTTAAATTGAAATAAATCAGGATCATTATTTTCAGTATTTGGATAATCAACAAACACCAACTCTTGTGCTAAATAAGGTACTTCATAAAATTTGTTTCCATCCGAATCTCTTACATCGTAAATATCAATAATATTAGTATCACCTAATTCAATACTTTGAAATTCTTTATATGACCCAAAAGTTTCTTCTTCAATTTTTACATCAGCTGAAATAGCTTGTACAAATTTCTTTACTAAATAAAAAGTTGCTTCTCCACTAATAGAATCAGTTTGATATATTGTTACTTCTCTATCAGACTCATCTGAAAAATCAACAACATCTTGTGTAACAAATTGTACACCATTTGTTGATTCAGCTCTCATACCTTCTTTGATTCTTAAAAAATAAGTTTCATCAAACGTATTATCAGCGCCAGTTCCAATTGATGGAACTAATTGATAAACCGAAAGTGTTGTTACTGATGGAGATGTTACTTTTGGTTTGTATCCTAAATATTGTGAAAGTGCTATTACATTTTCAATATCATCGGCATGAACCATTAATGATTCTTTTAAAGTATCATCAACATAATATGAAAGTGAATCACCAATATAAGATGCCATTTCAATGAACATCATACCTGGTGATGATTCATTAAAGTCTGAATATGTTTGTGGGAAATAAGTTTTAGCAAACTCAATAAGATTACCTCTGAATTGTGTAAAATCCTTATTAAGGTACTTTATATCTTTACCCTTATTTTTAAAGTTCTTTGATGTTTTTGTTATTGCCATATCTTATTATCCCTGTACTGTAAATGTTAGAGTTTCTAAATTAATATCTTCTCCTATTCTGAATTTAATTGAAACATTTAATTTATTGTTATCTCTTAATTCATCAGTTGATTCAATATCAATCTCCTCTGCTGTAACATAAGGTAGCCATTGTTCTAAACTTTCGTTTATAGTATCTTCTATTCTACCTTCTAAATCATCTACGTTTTGTTCAAACAATAATGATTGTAAACCACTACCAAATTGAGGTTGTAAAATACGTTCCCCCTTTTTAGTAAGTAGAAGATTTTTAATATTTGATTTAACTTGGTCTTTGGTTTGGAAAGATTGCTCGAATGTATTCTCACCAAATGTTAATGGTAAGGTAATACCAATTGCATAACTTGCAAACTCTTTGGTATCTTTTACAATTCTTCTTCCTAACTCAATTGCCATCTTTTATTACATTCCTGGTCTCCAAGGACCTTTCTTTTTATCTACCGCTTTCATTAATTGTCTATAATCTTTACTTAACAATTTATTCATTCCAGCGTTTCCAGTTTGAACTGGTTGTGTGTAACCCATATTTTGTTGGATACTTTGTGCACCCAATGTATGTGTATCATTAGTGTTAAAGTTCATAGTTCTATAATCTTCGCCACTTGTTGCTTGTCTTTGTTGTGAGTTAAAAGGTTGTGTTTGTGCCAATACCTCATTTAGTGCTGCATTCTTGCTAAATGTTTTTTGTGGTTGAACTGGTTCTTCCACAACATTTGAATCCATAAATGTTGGTTCTTTTGGTGTAATAGCTTCTTTAAGTTTTTTGTTTTCTTTCAATAACTTAGCCATTTCTTTCTTAACACCCTCTTTAACGAGTTTGGGAAGAATCACTTTGATTTCCTCCTTAACTATTATTTGTATTGCTTTTACTAATTTATCAGTGTCCATTGTATAAAATGTTTTCCTTTCTATATAAATATTTGTTTTAGGTTTTTTCGTTTTTTACTTACACTTTGTTCCACCCATTTCTAATTGTGATATAAAATCAGGTAGAATATTTTCTAAATCATCATCTAATACATCCGATGGTATGGTTGTATCAATAACATTTTGAAGTGATGTATCTCCTTGAATTAGAGATGTTCCATCAGAATCCCCACTTTCATCATTTTCATATTCTTGAATAGGTCCTAACTGAGATATAGGTTCATCATCTTCTTCTAATAACATTGCTGGTTCACTTCCATCTTCAGATGGGAAGTTTATATTTGGTATAGGAATAGCTGGTGGGATTAGATATGCTGTCCAAGCTATTACTGCTGGAGCTGGTACTGGTGATGGTGCTGATGGATATAATGATGTTGTTTGTATAAACCCACCTACTGAAAATAAATGTACAATAGCCGCAAGTATAAACATATTAACCATTATCTCTTGCTTAGATGCAGGTTTTATAGGTGGATACATAGGCCAAGTACCAACATTACTAGCTATATTTGAATTAACTGCTATGTTTTGAATTGTACCTGGTGCTGGTATAAGTGGGATTGGGAATGGGTTCATTTGAGCACCAGCCCAATATGCCTTTACACCATTTCCAAATTCATTTACCAAAGAAAAGTTTTGACCCGGTGGAGTTGCTAATCCTTTTAATAATGCTACTTTAAAAAGAGTTTCCATTATTGGTTTATTACCTCTATTGATTGATTCTTGATTTAGTAAATCCCTACCCCTCTTAACACACGCATCATATTCATCGGCCCAAATCTTTGCAACTTTATTTACATCTAAAGTGTTATAGTTTGGATTTGTTTTCCTTAGTATGTTTCTTTTGAATAATCCCCAAGACATTTTATGTAAGTGTTGAAATTGGTGAAGGTGGAATTTTTGGTAATCCTTTTTTTCTTTTTGGATTTTCTTCCAGCTTCTTTTTTCTAAATTTTGGAAGAGATGGTAATTTAGGTAATTTGATTTTAGGTAGCTTTGGTGGTTCTTTTGGCAATTCAAGTGTTTTAATAGGTATTCTTTGTGAATACCCACCAAGATCTTGAGAATTAACAACATCACCAACGTTTCCAGTAACATTAGATAGATTACTAACAACATTACCAGCTGCACTGGCTACCCCACTTACAGCACCAGTGGCTGAAGCTGCAGTAGTACCAGCAGTATCTTTTACTGAACCCAATCTTCCTTTTAAATCATTGTTTATTGCCATACTATTTTAATTGAACATTATTACTTAACATTGTATTTAGTTTACTTTTTAATGTTGTAAATTGTGCTACATTAGTTGGACCAGGTGAAGATGGACCAGCTGGTGTTAAGTATATTTGTTGTGCTATTAAATCTATCATCTCACTCAACAATTCAACCAATGTTTCACCTTTAGGAGCTGCTTCCAATGTACCATCCGTTCCTAATGCTATTGTACCATTACCAATATCAATATTAAAATCTCTATTTTTAGTATCAACAAATATGTGGTCATTGACTGTTAAATTCATTCCTCTATTACTATCTAATGAAAATTGACCATCGGTTATCATACCAATATCACCCTTACTAGCTAAAATCATTTGAGATGTTTTTGCTGAAAGGATAATTCTATCAGAATTTAATAATATTTGATTACCCCTTAATTCATTTGGATAATCGAAAAAAGATTCTTTTTTGTTTTCTACTGGTAGTGTGTATTCTAGTAAAGCGTTTCCTCCACCCAAGAATATAATATTACCATCACCATTAATATCTTCTTCTACCAATACACCATCTTCTTTCTGCCTATTTTCTGGTGATTCTCCATTTCTTAAAATTAAAGAAGGAGAAAATTCGTTATCAGTATTATTGTACGCACTAAGTCTAATTGATTGTCCAAATCTACCTTGAAATAAAGTATCTCCTTCATATAATTTAAGTTTGTGAATACCTTCTTCAATACCAAAGTAATCACCAAAACCATCAAAATCATTTACACTATTTGTGTTTGAACGAGTAATCCCAGTACTACTTACTTTAGAATAATTTTTTGATTTATTTCCAGTATCAGTTTCTTGAGTAGCTGGAAATAAACTTGATATTAAGTTTTCAGCGTTAGATGTATTTGGTGATAATCCCTTTGAAATCTGAGTATAAATGTATTCACTACCTAACTTTTGAATAAAAACAGTTTGATTTCTAAGTGGTAGTATGGTAACTGATGAATCTAATGGTCTAGCAAATATTAATTCATTATTCTGAATATCACTTACTAATCTACATTGAATAGAACCAACATCTGCTATTGTTCTTCTACCCTCTTTTATTTCAGGATGATTTTCATCTAAAATAACAGAATATACAACAGCTATATCGCTCTGCTTTTCAAATGCATCAGCAACAGAAGAAGCTGCTTTAGCTACATTCCATAATAAGTTACCACCAAAAAAACTCATTTAACTT